CAAAGAAGCCATTGGTGTGACGAACAAGCTCAATGGCGAGGCCATGCGCTTGTCGAAAGCTTTGGGCATCACGGGTGATGAGGCCGCGACCTTGCGCACGGCCTTGGGCGACATCTACAGCGACACGGACACCTATGTGGGTGCGTTCCAAAAGTTCGCCAAACAGGTCAAGTCCAACGAAGAGGGCTTGCAGAACATGGGTATTGCCACCCGCGATTCAAACGGCAACCTGCGTGACAGCAACACGCTGTTCACCGAGGCCCTGAACGTGGTGGGCTCTTACAAGCCCGGCCTTGACCAGACTACGGCTGCCATGACCTTGTTCGGCAAGGGTGTGGACGACGTGATGACGCTTCAAAAGCTCAACAACGACGTGCTGGCCGATGCCCAAGAGAAGAACGAGCAGCTGGGCATGACGCTGACCAAGGAGGGCGTGGCGGCCACTAAGCAATACAAAGCGGCCATGAACGATGTGGGCGATGTGCTTGAAGCCGTCACGAACGCAGTTGGCCAGGCTGTGATGCCGATCTTCACTGAGCTGGGGCAGTACTTTGCTCAGTCTGGCCCCTACATGGTCAATGTGTTCAAGGGTGCGCTCACGGGCTTGGTGGTGGTGTTCCGCGTCGTGCAGGGCGCGGTGCAAACTGTGGCCAATGTGATTTTTGAAGTGATCAGCACCGTGATTGACAGCGCTGGGCTGATGGGTGATGTGTTCAGCAAGCTCTTTAAGGGCGACTTTGGCGGTGCGGTTGAATCAGCCAAGGCACTGGGCTCGCGTGTGGGGCAAGGCTTCACGAATGGTGTTACTGCGTTCGTTGATGTGGGTAATGAGGTGGAGGCCAAAGTGAAGGGCGATATGGCCCGCATTTGGGGCAAGGGCACCGCTGTGGCCGTGCCCAAGGGCGGCACCAACACCATGGGCGACTTTGGCAAGACCAATGGCGGTGGCGCTGAGAAGACCCAGATGCCTGACTTTGAGCGCACGCTTGCCGATCAAAAGGCAGCACTTGCCAAGCAAGGCCTTGCTGATGAGCAGTTCCGCGAGATGAGCAAGGCCGACGAGGCGAAGTACTGGAACGACATCAAGGGGATGGCATCGCTCTCGCGTGCAGACCGCGCAGCCGCTGGCAAGAAGGCTTCAGAAGCTGAGCTGGCAGCGGCCCGTGAAGCGCTCGACGGCAAGCTCGCCACGCTCAAAGCCGAAGACGCCGCGATCAAGTACAACTTTGCTGAAAAGATCCGCATTGAGCAACAGGTGCAAGCCATGTATGCGAATGGCTCCAAGGGCTATGAAGAGGCACAGGCGCGAATCAACGCCTTGCAGATTCAGGCAGCCGAACAAGCCAAGGCCGTGAACGCAGTGGTGCTTCAGGCCAAGCGCGATGCCAGCCTGGCTGCCATCTCGCTTGAAGAGCAGCAAGCACAGTTTGAGCAGCAGCTGGGCGTGACAAGCCAGGGCCAGCTGCTCGAACAGCAAAAGCAGTTTGAAGACCGTCGCTACCAGATCGCGGCCGATGCCATGCGCGACCGGCTGACCCTGGCTGAGGCAGACCCAGACCGCAACCCGGCTGAAGTGGCCTCTTTGCATGCGCAGCTTGAAGCTCTTGAGCAACAGCACGTGCTGAAAATGAAGACGATCGAAGACGCTGCCAAGCTTGACGGTATGCAGCCCGTGATCAACGTGTTCAAGACGGCTGAGAACTCCATTGCCCAGTCTCTGCAGAACATGATCAACGGCACGCAAACCATGAAGCAGGCCATGACGTCAATTTGGAAGTCTCTGGCTCAATCGGTTATCGGCGAGATGACCAAGATGATCGCCAAACGCCTGGCCATGTGGGCTGTTGAAAAGGCATTGGCCCTGGCTGGCATCACCACCAACGCCGCGCAAGCTGGCTCGGGCGCTGCGTCTTCTGTGGCGAGCATTCCCTATGTGGGGCCCGTGCTGGCCATTGCTGCCATGGCTTCGGTGTTTGGGGCGGTGAGCGGCATGCAATCGAACGTGCCCAGCGCGAGCGCATCGGCTGCAGGCGGTTTTGACATTCCGCACTCGGTTAACCCGCTTGTGCAAACGCACGCGCGCGAAATGATCTTGCCCGCCAAGTACGCCGACATGATCCGGGGCATGGCCGATGGTGAAGGCGCTGGTGGCGGTGGTGACGTGCACCACTGGTCTATCAGTGCGGTGGACTCGCGCGGCTTTGAAGACATGCTCTTCAAGCGTGGCGGGGCCGATGTGTTGGTCAAGGCACTCAAAGAGCGCCGACGCAACGGGGCCTTCTGACCATGAGCAATTTGGTGTACCCCACGCTGCCGGGCCTGAAGTGGAGCAGCTTTCGCACGCCCATGTGGTCGGCCACAGTCAAGACCACAGACAGCGGGCGTGAGTTCGCACGCTCGAACTGGTCGAGCCCGCGTTACGCATACAAGCTGCAGTACGAGTTCTTGCGTGCGGGCGCGTGGGGCAGCGAGTACCAGCAGCTGGTGGGCTTTTTCAACCGAGTTCACGGCAACCTCGACACCTGGCTCTTTGACGACGTCGACGACAACACCGCGACCAATCAGCTGTTTGGCGTGGGTGATGGGGTCACGGTGCAATTCCAGCTTCTGCGCACGCTGGGCACGTATGACGACCCCGTGTATGTGCTCAATGGTGCGCCCGTGGTCAAGGTTGATGGCACAGTCACATCGGTGACCGTTGACGACAGTGGCCTGGTCACGTTTGCCACGCCACCGCCAGCCGGCAAGTTGGTGACCTGGTCTGGCAAGTTCTACTGGCGCTGCAGGTTCAAGGCCTCGTCAATGGAGTTTGAGCAGTTCATGAAAAACCTGTGGTCTGCCCGCAGCGTTGAATTCACCACGGTGAAGCCATGACTCAATTGAGACGAGACGTGCCAGCCGCGCTGGCCACGCTGCTTGACAGTGGCGTGCCTCTGATCGTTGCAGACCTGTACACCATCACGCTCACGGGTGGGCAGGTGCTGCGTTGGACTGACTTTGACCGCGCCCTGACGCTGGGCGCAATCACGTGGGTGCTGGGGCCCGGTATTGCATCGAGCAAGCTCAAGCTGAGCGCAGGCGTTGAAGTTGACACCATGACACTCACCCTCACGGGTGACGCAAGCCAGACCATCAACGCGCTGCCCATGATGCCTTTCATCAACGGCGGCGGCCTCGATGGCGCCACGGTGCAGACGTGGCGGGCCTTTGCCTCAGTGGCTGACGGGGTATGGGTCGGCAAGCTGCACCGCTTTACTGGCCGCGTGTCTGACATTGACCGCCCCAACAGGCTTGAGGCCACGATCAGCGTGCGCAGCGTGTTCGAGCTGCTCAACGTCAACATGCCGGGCAACGTGTACCAAGAGAGCTGCCAGAACAGCCTCTACAGCGCAGCGTGCGGCAAAGACCGCGCCGGGCTCACGGTCAATGGCACGGTGAGCACTGGCACCACGGCACTGCGCCTGCAGTTCACCGCCAGCGGTCTGACGCAAGACCCGGGCTACTTCAGCTTGGGTGGGGTGCGCTTTGGCAGCGGTGGCAATGCGGGTGTGCTGCGCTCTATTCGCGTGCATGAAGCCGGGGGCGTGATCACGCTTATGCAGCCGCTGCCAGTGGCCGCTGTGCCTGGCGATGTGTTTCAGATCTACCCGGGGTGTGACAACACACAAAGCACATGCACCAACAAGTTCAACAACGTGAGCCGGTTCAGGGGCCAGCCCTACATACCGGCATCAGAGACGGTGCTGTAAGCCCTGAGCGGCGTGTAGCTGTTGTGGCTGAGGCCCTGCGCTGGCTGGGTACGCCCTACCACCACCAGGCTCGCTTGCACGGCGTGGGCGTGGACTGCGTGCACCTGCTGTGCGCGGCGTTTGAGGCGGCCGGCATCAGTGGCCCGATTGACCCAGGCCACTACGCGAGGGACTGGCACATGCACCGCTCGCAAGAGCTGTATGCACTGGGCTTGAGCGAGCGCGGGCAAGAGGTCGAGCAACCGCAGCCCGGTGATGTGGCGCTGTTCAAGTTCGGACGTACGTACTCGCATGGCGGGGTCATGGTCAACACTGACCAAGTGGTGCATGCCTACATGGGCAGCGGTGTGATTTTGACAAGGTTGACTGAAGCGCCACTGGCCACAAGGCTCGTGCGGTTTTGGACTATGAAAGGCTTGTAATGGCGGGCGGCGGAACAATCAGCACGAGCGAGACCAGAGCCGAGGCCCTGCAGCTGCAGTCATCTGCGCAGGGTGTGACCATACCCGTGGTGCACGGCACTGCACGGGTTGCGGGCAATTTGGTGGATTACCAAGACTTCAGGGCCGTGGCTCACACCACCGAAGAAAGCTCGGGCGGCAAGGGTGGTGGCCCCACTATGGAGAACACCACCTATACCTACAGCGTGAGCTTGGTGATGGGCTTGTGCGCAGGCCCGGTGACGACTGTGTCGCGCATTTGGCGGGGCAAGAAGACGTATTACAGCCTGGGCGAGATCGGCGCCACGCTGCTGCGTGGCCATGTGGGGCAGGCCATGTGGTCCCCCCTGGCCACGATCAATGGCGGCGCGCATGCGCTCGCTTACAGCGGCCTGGCTTGCGTTGCAGCGCAGGACTACAACCTGGGCAGCACCGCGCAGGTCGAGAATCACAACTTTGAGCTGGTCATGCCCAGCGCATATGAATACAACGGCTCACCCGACGCCGTGCCTTCGACCATTGCTTACGACTGGCTCACCAACCCCGTGTTTGGCGGCACGGTTGACAGCGCAGTGATTGGCGACATGGCCATGTACTCGGCCTACTGCAGGTGCGCCAACCTGCTGCTCTCGCCCGCGCTGACCGAGCAGGCCACGCTGGCCGAGCGCATCAAGGCGCTGTGCGACCTGACCAACTCGCAAGTTGTGATGGCAGATGAGCAGCTGCACTTTGTGCCACTGGGTGACGAGCCCATGACCGGCGTGGGTGTGAGCTACACGCCAGACCTCACGCCCATTTATGACCTCACGCCAGATCAGTTCCTGGCTGACTCTGGCCAGAGCCCGATCCGCATCAAGCGCAAGACGCCAGCCGACGCCTACAACTGCGTGCGGGTGGAGTACCGCAGCCGCGACCAGGACTACAACACAGCTATTGCTGAGGCCAAGGACATTGCGGCCATCACCCTGTACGGCCTGCGCTTGGCGCCCACGGTAGATGCTAAATGGTGCTGCAACAAGGCCACGGCCAACACCATTGCCCAGTTGCGCCTCAAGCATTACCTGTATGTGCTCAACACCTATGAGTTCGCGCTGCCCTGGAATTTCGCGCGCCTGCTGCCCACCAACCTTGTCACGCTGACTGACCCCGTTGAGCAGCTCGACCGAGCCCCCGTGCGCATTACCACCATCACCGAAGATGATGCTGGCTACAAGATCGAGGCCAGTGAGTTCCCGCACAGCGTGTCAGGCCACAGCAGCTACCCGCTGCAGGTGAGTGACGGCTTCAAGCACGACTACAACGCCGCGCCTGGCTCGGTGCAGGCGCCTGCATTCATTGAGCCGCCCGTTGAGCTGACCACCACCGGCCTTGAGGTGTGGATAGCGGTGGCGGGCTTGTCTTCTGCGTGGGGTGGCTGCCATGTGTGGGTGTCGATGGACGGCACCAATTACAAGCAGCTGGGCACGGTGTACGGCGGCGCGCGGTACGGCACGCTGAGCGCACCGGCCACGGCTGGTGATGCCAC